AATTCTGCGGGGAAAGGCATCGTAAATTTGACGATGCTCGTCATGGTCCCGCCCGTGAGCGCCCCGGTCAGATGGAACGTCAGAATGGTATAGCCGGGAGATCCGGTCGTGGGGTTTGTCGTGGCCGCCACGGCTTCGCCCCTGAGTCCGGACGTATTCCAGAGACCAGAAACAGAGAAGGCGGCCACGGTGAGGATCGTTATCACCGCCATCAGAATGCTTGTTTTTCTGAATCGACGACTCTTCATTTTTTTATCCTCCTTTTTTTAGTAAACGAATAGCACGAATAAGAACCCCGAATTATACGAATGGTTTATTCGTGCCATTCGCTATCATTCGTGTCATTCGTGTTTACGTTACTACCGCCTTATAGAAGCCGCGGTAATCCGCGATCTCGAATTCGTACTCGTGCCGGCCCTTGTACTGGATCTTGTCAGCCACAAACATCTGGCCGGAGGTAGGATTGTCCGCAACGAAGAATTCGGGCTCGCGTCGGCCGTTAAGATAGGCAGCTTCGAGAAGCTCCACATCATCGCCGCTCGCAATGAGACCCCAATCCTTTACGTCCGTGAAGAGAGGATGGCAGATGATCCTCTCATGGTTCGCCCCGAAGCGGCCCGCATGAGGATTGCCTCCGGCTGTCAGAGGCCAGGCCGAATTGAGACCGTGGGAGATCTCGAGAAGATCCCTGGGGACCCAGAGAAACTTCGGCTCGAGGGCAAGGCCTTCACCACTGTCCTGCTCGGTTTGGGCATACATTGCCTTAAGCGCAGCCGTCAGGATTCCAACTCCTGTGGCGTCGTTCGTCAATATTGTTGCTCCGAGATTGGCATGGTCACCATGAAACAGGGCCGTTAAATCGCCGTCGAAGGTGGCATTGTCGATGATCTTGGCCCACCCACGCTTTGCATGCGTTCTTCTGAAGGCGCGTCCCATCTTGGCGACGAGCTGAACGACGGTCTTAAGGTCATCGTTGTGCATGACCTTGCGCGTGACGGTCAGAATCCATCCTTTCTGGTTGAGGGCGTAAGTGGCTTCCACGTCCGTCGGCATGGTGATCTCGGCATAATCCGCGGTCTCCGGATTGACGTCGGGAGCATCCCCGAAGTAGCCGACCTGGATGATCTCCAGGGTTTTGAAGTTTTCGGCGCTGCGGTAATAGGAGACCAGCGCATCTTCCCGGTAATCGACCGCTTTGTATTCCTTGATCAGCCGGCGGTACATCGAATTTCCGAGCACAAAAGAGAAACTGCTTGTCGAGTATGCGGCCGGCAGGCGCATCATTTGCATGAACGCCTCACCAAGCTTTAGGCCTTCGCGCGACGGGAGACCTCTCATCTCGCTGTCTCCGGTCAGCCGTGTGTAGGCTGCCCGAAGGGAATTGAATGGCTGAACCTCTTTGTATTTCTCTTCCACCTCTACTCCGAAGAGCTTGTCCATTGCAGCCTGGAGCTTCTCCGGCTCTCCCGGGCCCACTTCCATCCGGAGGCCGCCCACGCCAACGGGAGCGCCACTTCCTGTGAGCTTGTCGTCGATCTCTTTTTCTTCTTTGGCCCTGAGCGCTGCTTCCTCGAAGACTTTGCCTTCGAATTGCTTGCGGATCCGGTTCTTGATGATATCCGGAAGGCCCGACTCGCCGATCTCGGTGATCAGCAGGTTCGTGCAGGCATTGAGTTTCACCGTGTCCTCATAAATCTTCACGGCCTTTTCGTAGGTTTCTTTTGCCTGGCTGACGGTGACGTCCTTGAGGGAGGCGATCAACTTAGTGATATCCTGCTTGACCTTGTCTCCCTCCAGGTCGTCTTTGTCTTTTGCGGTCGCCGCTGCGACGAGAGCCATAACCTCGTCCTCGCTGACGGCGTCGCCCTTAGCCTCCAATGCTTCGATCTGGTCCTTCAGATCCGGCCGCTGCCCTTTTAGCGCGGCCAACAGTTTCTTAAACATATTGACCTCCTCCTGACCCGCCGCCTTTGCCGCGGCCGCGGCCATTCTAAGAAATTTCCCACCAGCGATGGGATTGTAAACAATATCGACTGAGTCGACCCTAAGGATCTCTTCCACATTCCTCGGCCCCGAGCGGCCTGGAGGAGCTTTTGCCATCACATCATGTGACAGACCGATGATGTCTTTCTTGCCACGCGACCACGCATCGACCATCATCTCCCGGAGCCATCCCGCATTTTTTAGAATATTGAGTGTCCCTTCCAGCCCGGTCGCGTTGGCCTTTACATCGGAAAGCCATCCGACCATATCTCTTACCGATTTTCCATAAGGATTAAGTGGGCTGGCGTGCTGTCCCTGCGTGAGAGCAAAGACCTTGGCGCCTTCATAGAGTGGAGCGGCATTCTTGAGGACCTGATAAGGATAGGTTGCCCCGTTTTGCAGATCGGTGCCGGCTTCAATAATCTGGACAATCCATTTGTATCCATACTCAGGGCTGTTCTGCTGGCCAACAGGCGCCGAAAGCTCGGCAGCCGCCGAAACTCTCACGTAGTCAACCTGCTTCCGGACCTTCGCCGGTTGTCCAATAGCAACCGTGCCGTTCTCTGCGACTGTGTAGGGGGCTTCAAAGAGGTTTCCCGCTCCATCGTCGATGATTACATGATCCTGGTAAACATCGACGATATCGCCATTCATTTGCGGATAGGTCGCCGTTAAGGTTTTACACAGCACGCGGCGGATCTCCGAGAAGCTCATGGCCGATGTGATCTTTTCCATTGATTTTTCCTCCTACCTGAGAGCGTGTCCGTCACTTTTTGACGGCGTATTTCCTTCCGTCATTGGTCGCGAGTACGACCTTATCCGGATACTCTCTCCAGCTCATGACGTCATCTTCCTTCAGGGGCCTCTTCTTCGGAGTAGCCTGGAGCGTCTTTCTCCCGTTCTTCTCGACCATCGCCTTCTCGGCGAAGCTGAAGGTCAGCCCCTCAAGCCATTTTGATTTGAATCCTCTCTGCTCGACTTTGTCTACCTTCTCTTCAACCTTCGCTCCCTTCACCTCTTTTTCATCTTCCTTAGCCATCTTCTTGTACCTCCTTTGTTTGTTGGGTTTGTTATGTTACTTGAGTTGTTTGAGTTAACTCGATAAACCCAATGAACTCAATAAACCCAAGTAACCTATTTATATTTTTGACTTGCGATCGCTTCCTCGATCGTTCTTCGGTTTTCCTTTGCCTGCCGGAAATCAGGCTTGATCTTTATCGCCTCGTCAAAATGATAGATGGCCTCTTTAAAGGCATTCCTTTTTACCAGCATCACCCCTATGTTATTGTGCGCCGATGCTCTTGTAGCGGATAGATTCTCCGACTCGCTCAACTTGAGCGTTTTGAGGAAATGCTCCAGCGCCTCATTGTATTTGCCCTGGGCCGCATAAATAGACGCCAGGTTGTTGTGGCACTCCGCCGACTTGGGATTCATCCGAAGCGTCTCTTTGAGCTCGGCGATCGCCTCCTCGTAGCGGCCCGCCTGGATCAGCTCCATCGCGTAATTATTGGCCGGCCGAGGCTTCTCCGGAGATTTTTTCATAGAGTCCCGCCAGAGGCCAAGACCGGTTGTCCAGATCATATTCCGGTGATAAGCGCCCACGGAAAGAGCCGCGATGATCGCCCCGCAGACAACCAAAGTTAAAATGTCTAATTTTCCTCGCATCCGTTCCTTTATTCGTGCCATTCGTGTTTTCCCATTCGTGACAATCGTGCTTTTCTATTCGTCCTATTCGTTCTTTTCACTCCCACCGGACGTGAAAAGGCACATGGTCGCACCCGCAATTAATCGTCTCCTCGATCGACGCAGCCGGATCCCGCGGAAACATCATCGACTCGCCGCCAATATTAAACGGCTCGTTCACGGGCACGTGCTGCCCATCGGCCGCAACATGCGAGAGCCGCGGGACTTTCGGGTGGCCCACGTGACGCCATTTCTTTTCGAGGCCGTCAACGTGCTCGGCGGCCTGCTCCATGCGGAGCTCCGCCGCCTGGGAAAAGACCCGCCCCATCTCTGCCTT